TCCAGCAAAACATGGAAAGGGCAGGTTTGAGCGACGATTTTCTGGCCGCGAAACTTCGCTCGCTCGTGGACGCAAAAGAGATAAAGTTTTTCAGCGAGAAAGGCATCGTAACCGATCAGAGAGAGGTAGAAGCTCTATCAATTCAAGCAGATATGCTGAAATTCGCCACAAAAGTTAAGGGTCACATCAAAGAGGAGACCGGCGCGATCAACAATAATATCAACTGGAGCGTCAATTTTAATCTGGTAGCTAAAGTGGAGCCGGATAGCAAAGTCATAGACCTGCAGCCTGTTGATAAAAAGTTATCAACCTAAGTAGTAAAAAATAGCTAATGTTGATAAGTCCATCCACCGAATGATATTATATAGTTAGATAGCGCATGTTTACATAATATGGTTGTCATAATAAGTATTATAGGACGTTATCTGTTGATAGTGGAGTGATAAGGGACTTAAGCAAGAGACGTGCCAGAAAGCGGATAAAATAGTCAAGGGGGGGGTATGACACTGGGATGGAAGGTTTGTTGCAGTGATGGCACAGGAGGTATGCTTAAATTATTGAAGTCATTTTGTAACATTTCATTATAACAACGAATTATGGCATGTGTCCACGGGACGGATAAAACATATTATTAGGGGAGGGCGTATGGTTATTAGACCATTGAGGGATAGAGTAGCGGTGCGGATGGACAGAGTTACAGATTTAAAAACTGAGTCGGGATTATTGTATTTACCGATTCCAGAGGAAGAGAAGTGGTCGGATGAGCTGAAGGGTACGGTTATAGCTGTGGGGCCGGGGAAAGCTAGCAAGAAGGGTGTCAGGAAGCCTTTAGAGGTCAAGGTAGGCCAAAGGATAAGGGTACAGCGGATGGGGGCGCGGGAGTCGTTTGTGAAGGATGAGGACGGTAACGATATAATGATTTGTCAGGAAGCCGATATTCTTGGAATTATAAATTAGGGGGATAATATGACAGAGGGCGATTTAATAGCGGCGGTTCTTGCTGATTTAAGGATGAGAAGTATTGAGTCGGCGATTGATTTACAGAAACTGATTCCGAAGGGGTTTTTGAATATTACGGCGACAGCGGCGGATTTTATGAAGTTTGTTCTTAGCGGGGAATTTAAAGATAATGCCGGAGCAGAAAGAAAAAGTTAATAAGACCGTAGATATTGACCTTAATCCTTCGCAGCTTAGATTTATTAAGAGTGAAGCGCCGATTATATTTTTTGTGTCTAGTCAGGGCGAGGGCAAAACTTTTAGCGGATTTATATCAGCTATTTACCATTATCAAAAGATAGGGAATCAGAAAGTCAGGGCATTATGGGTACGGGATACACACACCAACATCAAGGACATGACAGTCCCTTCTTTCAACGATGCCATTGAACATATCGCCAAGAAATCACCGGCCAATGAGGAATTTATAAAAGCCTGTAAGTGGCATGACGATTACCATATTTTAGAGCATCCGTTTTTCGAGTGGCATTTAGTAGGAATGGATTCTGTGAATGATGTCAATAAACTGATGGGAGCCGGGTATTCTCTTATTAATTTGGAAGAACCGGCACCTATGATGACCGGAGCCTCTCAGGGTATTCCTGAAAGTGTTTTTATCGCAGGTGTAGCTCGGTCCGCCCGTCAGTCCGGCATCACGACTTCAAGGCTTCAAGTCACCATGAACAAGGCCGATGAGTTCCACTGGACAACTAAAAGAATGTATAACGATCCGATTATGAGGCCGGAGTTCGCGCCTGATATGTGGACGGAAGTTATTGAAATACCGTCAGGAGAAAATAAGTATCTATCAGATCATGCTCGTCAGGCTATGAGGGCGGCTTATGCTCTTGACCCTTCTTTACAGGCAAGGTTTATTGACAACAAAATAGCCTTCACTCCCAATGGAGTCCCAGTCACACCGGAATACGATGAGAATATCCACAGGTCAAACGAGAAACTTTCACCTTTGCCGGGGATTCCTTGTTATCGCTTCTGGGATCAAGGACACGATAAAGCGTGTATAATCTGTCAAGTAAACCCGATGCTAAACCGTTTAGTAGTTTTAGATTCGCTTGTAGCTGACGGTGTAGGAATTAAACAACTTATTCGCGGAGTCTTAAAACCTCTTTTATCGACTCGATACAAAAGTATTACCGAGTGGATAGACAGCGGAGACCCTGCTATTATGGCCCACGATCAGGGAGATTATGAAAACGGCGCGCAAGCTATTATCGAATATGAACTTAACACTATTTTTGAGCCGGGGGTGACGGACTGGCAGATCAGAAAACAGTTGATTAAACGAGCCCTGACGGAATCTCCAATGCTTTTGCTGTCTAAGCATGAGTTGGAACTTCATTTAGCTTTAAGGGGTGGATGGGCAATGAAAAAACTGTCTACGGGGGTAGTTTTAGATCACCCGCCAAAGACAAGATCAAGCGCAGCAGCAGACGCGATTTCACAGGGGCTGGCGATATTTTTTCAGTCAAAAGAAAAGAAACCAAAAAGAAGCGTCAGTTCTCTTTTAGAGAAAGTGGCTAATTTAGGGAGATGGTAAATGGCTCAAAAGAAAACCGAACAGGACAAAATTGAGGAATTTTTAAAACTGGCCCGTAAGCGGTTGAAAAAAGAACAACAGCTTGATAACTCAAACCGCAGAGAAGCCATTGAAGATTTAAAGTTCCGTCACGGGGAGGGTCATTGGTCTAATGACCAGAAATCCCAACGTAAGGCATGGGGGGGTAGCACCCTGACTGTCAATCTTCTTCCGAGTTTTGTCGATCAGGTTGCCGGTGAAATGCGTCAATTAAGACCGCGCGCCGATGTAAGACCTACCGATTCAAAAGGCACACCGCAAATAGCCAAAGTCAGAAAAGGGATTATTTGGGATACTGAATACCAGAGCGACGCGGAAGTCATTTACGATTATGCCGGTGAAATGATGACCACCTGCGGATATGGTGCGTGGCAGGTCAAAACCAAGTACACCGAAGACAATCCGTTCCTTCAAGAAATGTACATGGAATTGATACCGAATCCTTTTGTTGTTTACTTGGAACAACGAAAGTCAGTTGTTTATCAGGACTCAAGATATGGATTCATCATAGATAAAGTTCCGAAAGATGAATTCGAAGAACTCTATCCAGACGCAAATCTTCCCGAATCAGGAGTTTTAATAGAAATGTCTGCTATCGGGATGGAACACGAAGGATGGTTTGATAAAGACACTATCACCGTAGCCGAATATTTTGTTGTGGATTACGAAGACCAGGAGTGCGTTCTTTTTAAAGACGGGTCTGTTTTGGAACGCAAAGACGCTGATGAAAAAATCGCAGACTGGGAAAAGCTGAACAAGGAACAGAAAAAAGCCAAGCAGACTTTAGAAGCTAAAATCAGAGAACAGGTCAACAAACAAATACAGACGCAACCGCCTCAACAACCGGTTACTCCTGAGCAGATAGAAGCGTTTATTCAGCAGTCAGTCACCGCAATGCTGCCTCCACTTCCAGAAAAGCCTGAAATATCAGACACAAAGAAACTAAAAAAGAATATCATTAAAAAATACATTATCAATGGCGTGGAAATACTGAACAAAAGCGGCCTTGAGGGAGACCACATACCGGGCGATTATATCCCTATCGTACTCCTGAAAGGCCGTGAATATAACATCGAAGGCAAGAGACACATCAAGGGCCTTATCAGAGACGCGAAAGACCCTCAAAGATTAGTAGATTACTGGATCACAGCAACGGCGGATACTATCGCTTTGGCTCCTAAATCCGAATGGTTGGGAACCGGCGAGCAATTTGAAGGATATGAGAATGACTTTCTCGAAGCCAATAACAAGAATCTTCCAATGCTCAAATACAACCCTCATATCTTTCAGGGCCAGTTAGTCCCTCCGCCACAGAGAGTAAGCCCCGCGCAAGCACCAACGGCCTTATTTGAGCAGGTAAACCTTGCACAAGAGCAGTTAAAAGCCGTTATAGGTATGAAAAACATCGACCTCAAAGACAACGGCAGGGAACTTTCGGGCATTGCGCAGGCAAGAAAGCAAAGACCGGCGGATTTATCAACCTTTGTTTATCACGATAATCTGGCAAGGGGGATAATCCACGGGGCGAAGATAATGAACTCCATGATACCTGAGGTTTATGATTCCGAAAGAGATATTCGATCAAGAAATTATGATGATTCTCAGTCATTCGTTCCTATCAATACGACCATTGAAAACGCTCTGAAAAAGATTCAGGAAAATCCTGAAAGATATTCCGCTATCGGAAAAGAAGAAGTTGTTAAACTCAAAAAACAGATTGCTCTAGGACAGGGCGGAGAAAAATACAACGACATCGGAGTAGGAAAGTATGGACTGGTCATGTCCACCACTCCTTCTTACGCGACTCAGCGTCAGGAATCAACTGATTTATTGGGTAAATTGATTCAGACAAACCCGAAATTAATGAGCATATTCGGTGATATATTCGTGAGGGGTCTCGATGTTCTGTACAGCGAAGAAATTGCTCAAAGGATGCAAAAGATGTTACCGCCGGGACTTGTGCCTCCCAAAGAAGGCGAACCCCCTCCAACGCCTTTGCCACCCTCGCCACAGGTCTCGGCTCTAATGGAAAAAGCCAAAGCTGCCACCATCGGGGCGCAGGTGAAGATAAAAGAACTTGCCATCAAGGAACAGGAGCTAAAAATTAAAGGACTTCAATTAGTTAAAGAAATTCAGGAAAGTAAAGGCGGAATCAGGAAAGAAGTTTTAGATATTTTGACACAGGTAATGTCCCCGCAGGCACTGAATGTTATCGGAAATCAGGGGACACCACAGGGACAACCGCCACAAAATATGCAAGCACAAAATATGCCAGAAACGGAGTAGATTTAGCTTGACACAGGACGAAGAAAAAATTATAATTGAGTCATTGAAAATACTTGAAGGGCAGAAGCGTAAACTTTTGTCGTTGATAAAGAAACCTAAACCGCAAGATGATGAAGCGGATAAAGGGGGAAAAGATGTATAAGAAAATTAAACTAATGTTGGAAAAGTTGTTTGGTGTTTTCATAAAACCCGATTTAACTAAACGGGAAAAACGTAATTTTTCTCAAAGCGTAAAATGTGAAATAGAGAAGTTCTTAAAAGAAATAGAACATTGTTAATATAACGGCTCTTTGAAAATCGAATAGCCTAAACTCAAAAATAAACGAGATTACAGGCCACTTTTCGTAGAAATACGATTTGTGGCCTTTTTTATTAGCCGCCATCGGGCTTAACGGATGAAATTTGATGCCGCCGATCATAACGGGCGAGTTGGAAAGGAGATTGATATGCCGGAAGATACAAAAATCGAAGAAGGTGTGAATGTTTTAGAAGTACCAGCAAAAACGGGCGAAGAAACTCCCGGAACGCCGCCGGTCGAAAAACCACCTACTGAAGAAAAAACAGTGCCTATTGCCGCTTTGAAAGACGAGCGGAAGAAAAGACAGGCGCTTGAAAGATTAGCTGCTGATAACGCGCAACAAGCCGCTTATTATAGGGGCCTTGCAGAAGGAGCCAACAAAGGGACTCAAAAACAGGAAGTTCCTGCGAACCAGAAACCCGTTGCTCCGAAAAAACCTGATTTAAACGATTTTACCGATATTGACCAGTTCGACAGAGCCAAAGACGATTACGAAACCAAGAAAGACGAGTACATCAAGGAATTGGCAAAATTTGAAATCCGTCAAGAATACCAGACAGTCGAACAGTCAAGAAGGGAATCGCAAACCAGAGAGGAAACCATCGGTAAATATCGCGAGCGTTTAGCTACTGCGAGCATTACCGATGAAGAACTTCCCGGTATCGCAAACATAATCGGCGGATTAATGCCGCCACGGATGCAGGAAGTCATTATCAGCAGTGAAGCGGCTCCCAAGATATTGAGGTTTTTTTATGAAAACAAGGCGGAACTTGAACGTATCAGAAGAATGCCGGAAATTAATCTCATAAAGGAAATGGGGAAGATTGAGGAAAGACTTCTCAATCCTTCAAAAACTGAAATCAAAAAGAAAAGCGATACCCCGCCACCGGCTGAAGAGCACCTCGGAAAAGGCGATGCTGCATTAGAACCTGATGTTGACAAAATGAGCATGAAGGAATACACAGCCTACCGAAGAAAGCAAAAAATAGCTGGCAAGGGGTAGACATATAGGAGAATAAAAAATGCCACAGACCTTACTCACGGATGCTAAAATCACCAAAGAAACATTGATGATTTTGCATAACAATTTAAAGTTCACGCAGTGCGCTTACAGAGGCTACGATAAGAATTTTGCCGTAGCAGGCGCAAAAATCGGTTCGGTAATCAACATCAGACTGCCGAATCAGTATTACGTCAGTGATGGCGCGGCTCTTGATGTTCAGGAACAGAACGAGCAGTACACGTCTTTGACCTTGAATCATCAGTGGCACACCGACATGGCGTTTTCAACTTCGGAACTGGCACTTTCGGTAGACGAATTTTCTGATAGGTACATCAAGCCCGCAACTGCGAAGATCACCTCGGTAATTGATTACACTGGCCTTGGTTTCATTAAAAAGTCATTTAATCAGGTTGGTTATCCAGGCGCAACTCCGGGTTTTGACAATACCGGAACCTATACAGATTTAAGAACCAGCAAATCCCCCGATGTTTTCCTGAACGCCGGAGCAATGCTGGATTATTTCGGAGTTCCTAGAGACAAAGACCGGTATGTCGTTTTAGACCCGATTGCCAACGCGAAATCCGTAGCGGGGCTTTCCGGTTTGTTCAATCCGACCAACGCGATTAGCGACCAGTACCACAGCGGCAATATGTCTGACGCTCTCGGTTTCATGTTTTACGCAGACCAGAACGTCAACAAACTGACTACTGGAACCCACTCAATTACCGGTGCTTACGCTCTCGTTTCTGGTGCGCAGACCGGCAATGCGTTATTAACTACAGGCTGGTCTCTGAATCAGACCGTGTTAAAAACTGGTGAAATTATTCAGATAGCCGGTGTTTATTCTGTCAATCCCGAAAATCAGCAAAGCACAGGACAGCTTGCCAACTTCACAATTCTTGCTGATGTTCTTTCTGATGGCAGCGGAAATGCAACCATTTCTATTTATCCTTCGATTGTGGTTGCAGGAAGCACCGTTGCCAACGGAACGACCACGATTGCAGCCCCCGATCAGGGTCATATCACCATGTTCGGCTCTGCTTCAACGGTTTACCCCATGAACGTAGCTTTCCATCGTGACGCTTTCGTTCTCGGAACAGCCGATCTTGAAATGCCGGAAGGCGTTCATTTCAAGGGCCGTGAAGTACACGAAGGAATCAGTCTTAGAATCATTCGCCAGTACATGATTAACAGCGATCAGATTCCTTGCCGTATTGACGTTCTCGGTGGCTGGACTTGCCAGAGGCCGGAATTAGTCACAAGAATATGGGGATAGAAGCTGAACAGTATTAACACTTTAACACGTTTTTAAAAGGAGTAAATATAATGGGAACAGGAATTACACCTAACAGCGCACCGAATCAGGAAATATCCAATATTCCTTCCGAAGCCGGTTTGCCAGGCTCTCCGGGGCCGGGGATTCAGGTGGGTGCAGCTACAAGCGCAACTGTAGGCTTTTATGGCACTACGCCAGTGGTACAGCAGGCGGTAGGCTCTGTGGTTGCAACCACTACGACAAGCACTGGTTCGTTTACCTCTTCACAGGCTAACGCTATCAGCACAGCAGTTGCAGCAATTCAGGCTGCTTTGAAGGCTTACGGATTGAGTTCTTAACATTTAACTGGCGGTAGGGGATTGTAGTCCCCTACCGCTATCAAAAAGGCAAAACATGAAACAAATACGCCTTGTAATCGCTTCGCCATTCTATTCAGTTCAAGCGTACAGCCCGTATGTCGCGAGCCTGATGAGTTCTGTTATTCTTCTGAATACTTTAAAAATTGAATGGGATTATTACGAACTAAGCGGCGATTCTTATGTTGACCATGCAAAAAACGCATTGGTTCACAGGTTTTTACAAAGCGATTACACGCATATTTTAATGATTGATTCAGATCTTTCATGGAATGTTGAAGGACTGGGACGATTAATTAAAGACGCTCTGTATGGAGCCGAAGTTGTTGGGGGTGCGTATCCTAATAAAAATAATTGGGGAACCTACGGAACAATGCCTCTCTGTAAAGATAATTGTGTTCTTGGTGTTGATAATGGACAAATCCGAATGATCGAAACGCGGGGCATCCCTGGCGGATTCATTATTTATTCACGGGAAGCCTTTGAGAGAGCAAGGGGAAGCCTGCAAACGTACAGAGAAAAAGACGAAGATATTTTGCAGTGTTTCTCTTGCAGTGTTGAAAACGGTTCTAGGGTGGGAGAGGATATTTATTTCCAAAGGCGCTATCTTGAAAATGGCGGCAAGGTCTATTTGGAACCGGATATTACTTTTAAGCACTACGGGGTGGAAGCACACGAAGGGAATTATCACGAATATCTTCTGAACAACAAAACCAGTTTTTTAATACCGAAGGAGAAACTTTCAAATCTTCATGTTGTAATGCCTTTCAGCCGGGCCAATTTAAAAGAAGAAATAATTAATCTATACAAACCTTATGGCGTTGCTCTTTACCCGATTGAATTTCCAGATCAATGCGGTTTATGGAATGGGGAATGGTTCATAAGTCCTTTCGTAATTGATCCTTGCGAAGAAAATACAGATATTTGCTATTACAAATTAAATCAATTCATTAAGCACCATAAGATTGTTGACGAAGATTACTACTGGTTTATGTGTGATGATGATTCGTTTGAAGAAGATGTAATTTCTAATATCAAAGCGTCTGATTCTGACGTGGTCATGGTTTCAATGAAACGAGGCTACAACATCCCAAAATCTTCTGTCGGTAGACATCCAACGTCTACGCTATTCGCGAAACCAGAAAATATGCATGAATGCGGAGTGGGACTTGAGCAATTTATCGTGAAAGGAAAAATCTTAAAAACTCTTCAATTTGATGAAAACAGTCATTACGCTGACGGAAAAATGGCCGAACACTTAAAGGCAAATTATAACGTAAAATATCTTGAAAATGTCTTTATAAAGTTCAATTATTACGAAAGGGGCAGGTGGGACTAATAATGAAAGCTGTAAAAGTAAAGAAGATAAAACCCATGAAAATAAAAAAACAAAAACCAGTGACCTCAATGGAAAAATATATTGAGGACGCTAAAAAGAAAGGGAGGCTATAATGCAAATGAACTTAGCGGTAGGGCAACCGAAGCCCGCGCCAGTAGACACAACCGGATACAAACCTTATCCTAGGATGTTGTACCATCAGTTTGAAGAAGGAGAATTGATTGTCAACAGCGAAGCGGAAGAAAACGAGGCTGTGAAAAAAGGATGGAAAAGCAAAAGTGGCAAAGAGGGACGCATAGACCTTTTGAAAGCAAGAGTGGCCTATTACAAAGAACAGATTGAGGTTGACGAAAAAGAAATCGTTCTACTTGATGCGGCTCGGACGGACGAAAAGAACAAACAGGCAGACATCAAGAAAGAACTGGCGCAAAAACTTATCCACGAAGCCAATGATTTGACCGGAAAAGTTATTCAGATTCCTACGGGAAAGAGCAAATGCCCTCATTGTGTTGCATTGTGCGACAGCGAAGAAAACCTTCAAAAGCACATTGAAAAGAAACATCCTGATTTAAGCAAGGAATAGGTTATGACGATCACCGATTTGATAAAAGCGACCTACCGTTTGATGCACGTTATCGCGAAGTCGGAAGTCCCGGACAACGACGAAATGCAGGACGCTATGCAAGCCGCAAACATTATGATTGATGCGTGGGGAGCAGAGGGGCTTATGATGGTGGGGAATACCCTTGAAAACTTCCCGATATTGCAGGCCGTTCAATCATATTCGATAGGCATAGGGCAAACTTTCAATACTTCCAAACCCTATGACATAAAAGACGCTTTTATCAGAGATCAAAATAACTTGGATTATCCGTTGAATATCATTGGAGAGAATCAATGGGATGCCTTACTCGACAAGAGCGTAACCGTTTCGATGCCGGAAGCGTTGTTTTATGATCGTGGTCAGACGCAGCAGGCGACACAGACGGGAACCATAAATATTTATTACATGCCGGATAAAAATTACACTTTGTTTATTAATTCCCAAAAAGGATTGACCGATTTTTCGATGATTACGGATAACTTCACATTTGAGCCGCCTTATGAAAGGTGCTTCAAGTTTAATCTGGCTATTGAATTATGGTATGAATATTATCCGCTTACTACCAGTATTCCCATAGAGATCAAAAACTCTGCGGAAGAGTCTAAGCGAATCGTAAAAAGACTTAATAAGCAACAGTATGTAGCGACAACCGATGTCCCTGGAAGAAAGGGAATTTACAGTATTTACGCAGACAGGACAACAAATTAGGGAAACAAAATGCCGGAAATTAACATTGATTTTCTTGGAGAAACTTTTAGTCCGCGCTCTAAAAATGTTGATTGTCAGCGAACAATCAATTACTACCCGGAGGTCTATAAACAGGGTTCTAAGACATCGATTGCGTTAATAGGGACTCCAGGGCTTAAGTCTTTCACTTCGGCAGGATTGCTCGTTAGGGGAGCGCATACTTTTAATGGAGTCATGTACATTGTTGCCGGTTCAAATTTATATTCAGTGGACAGTTCAGGCAATCTATCGTCTGTATTAGGTACGCTCTCGACTTCCACTGGAAGAGTTTCAATGCAGGACAACGGCATAGCTTCTCTTGGTGTCGGAGGTAATCAGTTATGTATCGCTGACGGCGTGGGGGCTTATGTCTGGAATGAAAAAGACCAGACATTCACCAACGTAAGCGGTCTGGTGTCTTCGACTTCAAATCTGGAGCCGATAAGCGACAATACCTTACAATTAACGCCCTCTACGGGTACTGTTAATTTTGCAATGGTCAATTCAGTTGATTCAAATGGCAATCCGGTTGAAGAGGACGCGACTTATGTTTATTCAAGTTACTCGTCGGGTCAGGTTCATTACATAGATTTTTACAATTTTGCTTCGCCTACAGTAACAGGGGATTTTTCAGGAATAAGCGACGGGGTTACATTGACAGGAGCTTTAAAAGCCGGAACTTCGGGGGTGGGCGGTTTTGCTTTGATGATAGGAGGAGTAAGTTATTATTCGCCGGGATTTCCGCTTACAACGGGTTTTAAGCAGTATTCCTATCAATGGCTTTACGACCCTTCAAGTGCTGTTTTAGTCGGCTCTACACTGATTACAAACGGTGATTTTACTACCGATACGTCAGGGTGGACAGCTACAGGAGCTGCTCTTGCTTCTATAAGTGGGGGGATAAGCGGGAATTGTTTACAAGTAACTAATTCTGGCGCAGCCGTTGGGAGTGCTTCACAATCTTTTGCTACGGTCATAAATGACTGGTATCAAGTGCCTTGCTACTTTGAGAAAGGGACAGCCGCCGGTGGCAGAATAAAAGTCGGCACATCTTCGGGTGATAACACTTATTTTGATTCAGGACTGATAACTAATCCCACTTGGTCACAGTTTACTGTTCAGTTTAAGGCTACCTCGGCCACGACTTTTATAACTTTATATGCTGATGACCCGACAAGCGGCGTAACAGCCATGTACGACAGCGTGTCGGCGTATTTAATTACTCCTGCCGAATGGACTTTTGCAAAAATAGATTCCATGCAGGGTGGAGTATTTCTTGATTCAAACGGAACAAATTATTGTTCGCAATTATACATGACTTTAGACTATACCAGTTCTGTTTCGTCTTTGGGGACTACGGGAGTTTCCCAAATAAGCTACATAGACGGGTATTTTGTGGGAATCGGAACCAACACCATGAACGCTTTTAGTTCAAATTTATACGATGGGACGATATGGAACGCCCTAGCGACTTCGCCGATAAGCGCGGCTCCAGATACTTTACAATCAGTGATAAACTCTCATCAGATGATTTGGTTTATCAAACAATACACATCAGAAGTCTTTTATGACGCGGGTACTCCGACATCGGAAGGTTTCCCTTTTTCGAGAGTTCCCAATGCAGTTATAGACTACGGGACAATGGCTCCGTGGTCAATCGTAAGGGCTGAAAATACTATTTTCTTTGTAGCCCAACAGCGATTGAATGAAGGCGGGGAATTTATCGGAATAGTGGCTATTAACGGATTTAGCGCGGAAGTTATTTCACACCAGGCTATGAATTATCAGATTTCCCAAATGGGAGATATTAGCGGGGTGACGGCTTATGCCTACGCAGAGGGCGGTCATACTTTTGTGGTCTTTAACTTCCCTCAAATAACTTACGTTTTCGACACGACCACTAAAATGTGGCATGAACGGTCTTATTACTCAGGAAGCGGTCAGTATATTTTAAACCGTCATTTAGGAGAGTGCTACTGCTATTTTCAAAACAAACATTACGTTTCAGATTATAGAAACAATGGGAATATTTACGAAATATCGTCTGATTTTTTAGATGATGACGGTGTGCCGATTATCTCAATGAGAGTTGCGCAACACTTACCGGACAAGAACACTTTAGACAATGTGTTTTTTTCAAAGATACAGATTGATATGGAAACGGGTGTATAAAAGATGTCTTGGACAATAAGCGGACAACCATTTACGGGGAATGTTGTAACGGTCGGGACTGGAAAAACGTACGCTACAATAAGTGCGGTGTTATCAGCTATCCCTACCGGAGACATTCTTATATTATATTACAATGGTTCAGAGGGTGTGGACGTTGATACATCCAGTAGTAGAGCCGTGTATATAAAAGGGATGGTGGGAGGCGCTAGTATCGGTACGATTGGTGCAGGCTCTGCTGTCAATATTTTTGGGTTTGAAGATATAACCTTTTCGTATGCAGGCGCAGGCACATCAAATCAAGACAACGGTTTTTTCAATAAATGTATCTCTAGTTCTGGAAGTGCATTTTGGACTACTACTGATGGAGACACAAGCTCTATATTAATCAGTAATTGCACTGCGACAGGCGCCACGATTGTAACTCTTGGTAATGCAGGCCGAACCGCTCCCAATACCCGAGTTGTCAAATCACAATGTGCGCCACAAAATCCACCTTCTACTTATCCGGCCATTTTTGGCATTATCGAATCCGCAGACTATGTGACAACTGCTACTGTAGGGTATGGTGCTGGTTACGGTGATGACTATATTTTAGAAGTAGATTCCATTGCCGTTACGCCCGCGAACACTTCCGTGCACATAGGACACACTCAGCAATATTCTGCCATAGCAACCATGTCAGATAATTCGACTCAAGATATTACAAGTTTTGCAAGATGGACTTCGTCAAACAATGCACAGGCAGCCATTGATAGTTCGGGACTAGCGACAGCTATATCTCACGGCTCTGTAACAATAACGGCCACGTTTGGTGTTAACGGAACGGCCACTTTACAGATTCTGTCTGTCGTAAGTATAGCAGTCACACCTTCTACTGCTCATATTTTTCCGCTTCAATCGGTGCAATATTCTGCCATAGCAACCATGTCAGACGGCGCTACGGAAAATGTTACAGGCATAGCGACATGGGCTTCAACTAATATCGGTGTAGCCACTATAAGTTCTGGTTTTGCAAGAGGCGTGAATCCGGGGACCATTACTATAACGGCCACTGTAAACGGAGTTATTGGTTCGTCGACATTGATCGTCGATGTTCCTCAACCCCATACCTACCTTTCGTGGTCTGATGATGGCGGTCATACATGGTCAAGCGATTATCCGGCTTCAATAGGAACCTCTGGACAGAGAAAAATAAGAGCGCAATGGCGAAGATTAGGCTATTCAAGGGATAGGGTTTTCAGAATTATGTGCGCTGATAAAATTAAGAAAAGAATCATCGGGTGTATTGTTGAATAATATAATCGTACAAGAAAAATCTCCGTTGGCAGTGATAGGCTCTATGCTTAAAGGAAAAGATTTAACTTTGCCATTTAGAGCAAAAATAAAGATTATTGAAAACGTAATGAAAACTTATGACCAAATCGAAATACCAGTGGAGCATAGTTTTGTTGATGGGGCGTATATCAGGAAAATAACAATTCCAAAAGGTACACTATTAGTCAGCCGGTATCACAAACACGAACAGCTTGACGTAATGCTTTCAGGGTCTATGACGGTAGTGAGCGAAAACGGAATCACTAACATCAAAGCACCATACATGAATATTTCAAAGTGCGGAATGAAAAGATTAGGTTACGCACACGACGATGTTGTTTGGGTAGATATTCACAGAACAAAAGAAACCGACATTAAGAAATTAGAAGAAAATCTCTATACAGATGATTTTGATGAAATGGAGAAAATAGACCTCGAACGCTGCCGTAAAGATTATGCCCTTGTTTTAAAGGAGTTCAATATTTCACATGAAACAGCGAAAATCGAAACCCTTAACGAAAACGACCAGATTTCTATTAAGCTAGATAGAGTTGAAATTGCTCCCTCTAAAATTGAAGGAATGGGAATTTTTTCAACATTGATTTTTCAAAAAGGGGATATCGTAGGGCAAGCAAGAATACATGGCAAACGAACACAATTAGGCAGATATACAAATCATTCGGATTTACCAAACTCAATAATGATTTTAAAAGATAACGGGAACATGGATTTAGTTGCTATGAGAACAATTTTCAAAGAAGAAATCACCATTGATTACAGAAAGTCTTTAGAACTTTCGGGGAGGCGTATATGTCAGGCGTAGCAGTAGCAATCGGAGCAAGTGCATTGGTAGGGGCCGGAGCTTCCGTGTATGGAGCATCTCAACAGGCAGGCGCAGCCAGTAATGCCGCTAATGCCCAAGAAACCGCAGCACAGCAGGCATTAGCCTTTCAGGAGCAGCAATGGAACACGACACAACAGAATCAGGCTCCATTTTTACAGGCCGGTCAACAGTCCATTAATCAACTTGCGCAGTCTTACGCTAACGGCGGGAGTGGGCCAAGCATAAATCAGCTTCAATTAGACCCCGGATACGCTTTCAGGAGACAGCAGGGGACAAACGCTCTTGCCGCCTCCGGTGCCGCCTCCGGTAACTACGGTTCTGGGAATATGGGAGTAGCCTTACAAAACTACGGCCAGAATTTAGCTTCCGAAGAATACCAGAACGCTTATAGCCGTTGGTACAATCCAAGGGCATCAATGGCGGGAATCGGTCAACAGACAGCCTCTAATTTAGGTCAATTAGGTGTATCTACAGGGGCTAACATGGGACAAACCGCAATGATGGGCGCGCAAAACGCAGGTTATTATAATATGTTGGGTGCCGATGCTTGGTCTAATTCGATTAACCAAATAGGCGGCATAGGCATGGGCGGCATCAAAGCTGGTATGCAGAATAATTCATGGCAGAATTACCTAAATGGTCTAAATGGAGGCGGTTCTGATTATAGCGGATATAATGCAGTTAATGACGCAACCATAGGCGGAGGCTAACAATGGAAGATTACAGCAATCTTTTTTTTAATCAGCAAGAGCAGGACAATAAAAACGCCGTGACCTATAACAATATGCTTGCGGCGCAAGATAATCGTTTAACTTCAAGAATAAAAAACTTGCAGGTTCAGGACTGGTTAAGCGACAGAGGCAATCAGGAAATGCTCAACATGCTTGCCATGAACGCGCAACCTCAGCAACCTGTTCAAAATCAGCCTAATATGTTGGCACAACAGGCCCCACAGGCTCAGCAGGCTCAGCCTAACCCAACTAATGCACCGATGGATTACTCAAAGCCACAGGGCAATATGACCTCTTTTGCGGGTAATTACGTCAGTGGGCTAGGCAATCCCAATATGCCACCTGCTGCTACAGGAGTACAGACTCAAAAACAGGCTACGCCACAAGGCAACGCTCCACCGCAAGCACAGACCGGACAATTCTCTCTACCTGCCATTCAGCAACAGGCACAGGCTATAAATCAGTTTATGGCTAAAGCTAAAGCTAGTGGTGACGCTAAAGCCTATGCTTTTGGTCAACAGAAATTAGCCGAATTAAATGAACAGACAAAGGCCGAAGCGGACAGAGCCGGAAAGCTCCTGAAAGAACTAAAAGAAGGCATGGGACTTAATAACTTAAAAAAGAATTGGAATAATCTTAAATCTTTACATCCTCTTTTCAGTTTGATTGATATGGACGCTTCTACGGCAGAAAATACGGTTATTAACGGCCCCGATGGAAAGCCCTTCGGGATGATGATTACCAAAAATGACGGGAGTGAAGTTTTTGAGAAATTCCCAGTGGACGACGAGAAGAAACAGGACAGAATAGATCAAAGGGAACAAATGAGAGAGGATTCCGCAGAGAAACGAGAAGCTATGAGGATTGCCGCACAAGAGCGGCGTGAGTCGCGTAAGGAAGCCTTTACGCTTGCACACAAGAATAGTGATGCGAGAATGGACAAAAGTTATCAATTTAACTCTACTCATCTTGAAAAAGTTGAAAAACCAATTCTTGATGCTTCAATGCGGATAGGAAGATTAATCACAACCATTGACCAAGCAACCCCCGCCGCCGATGCTCTTGTTGCTCCTGAAATGTTGACGGTTATGGCAGGTGGACAAGGTTCGGGCATGAGGATGAACGAAGCTGAAATAGCAAGAATTGTTGGTGGTAGAACCAATTTTGAAACCTTAAAAGCAAAACTTAACAAATGGCAGGCTGACCCATCAAAGGGACTTTCAATTACCCCTGCTCAAAGACAGCAAATGAAAAAACTCATAGTTGAAGTGGACAATAAATTAACGCAAAAAAGGAATACTATAGATCAGGCCAATCAAGACCTTATCAATGCTGAAAGTGTAGAGGACCATAGAAAAATTGTAGCTAATGCAAAGAAAGCAATAACAGACATAGATGCTGGTAAACCAATTAACGTTCCTGTACGAAAAGCCCCCAAACAGGGTGACAAACTTACAGATAAAGAACTTGCTGGTGCTTATATGAAAGCGGCAAATGGAGATAAAGAAGTTGCAAGAAAACTAGCAAAAACTGACGGGTGGAGTTTCTAATGGCTGACATTTTCGACACATATAAAACAGATAATAAGCAAGGTGGGGATATTTTTGATTCGTACAAGACCACACCAAAGGAAACACCAAAGCCTATTAATAAACAGTCCACCAAGCCTGTTACTTCCGGGCCGTACGTACCTAAATGGGCAGGTAAGTACCCTAATCTTTACGGAATACTAGGGGGCGCTAAGGCTATAGTCGAATTTGGTGCTGAAACTGCTGCATTAATTGGCGGGGGGGCCGCAGGGGCCGCTCTTGGTGCGGTAGAAGGTGGAATAGGGGCTGTTCCGGGAGCGGTAGTGGGTGCAGGTTTGGCTTACGGAGGTGTAAAAACCATAGAGAGAAAACTAAACGGACCACCTAAGAGATTCTCGGAGCAAGCAAAAACAGCCGTCACGGACGTTTTGACTGGCTCAGTCATGGAATACGGAGGACAAGCAGTACCTAAATTAGTTCAGAAAATAGTTGCCCCCGTAAGGAAAACATTAGTTGATCACGTTACAGGTGCTTTGAATAAAGAAACAGAATCTTATTTAGCGTCTGTAAAGGCAACAGGATATACGCCTACGGCGGCGGAAATTACGGGTATGCGGGCAAGAGGTGTAGGAATGATAGAAGGTATGCT